TCTGAAGAATAGTGTTCGTGGTAAGAATTATATCAATCAATATGAGACCGATATTGCTTCTTATTGTGCTCAAAGAGATAAGAAATATTCTGGTGTAATCTGCGGTCATATACATTCTGGAAATATTCGTAACTTTGGTAGAATCACTTATATGTGTTGCGGTGATTTTGTGGATACCTGTTCTGCGATTGTAGAAAAGAATGGTGTATATTGTTTGGAAAAGTATTGATGATATCCTCAACAACACCTGACAAACTCGCAGAGATCATCAGAGACACTTGGCCTGGTCTTTACAGAACTCCACAAGTACCCTATAATGGTACAAAGATACAAGATCCAGATGACAAAAGAAACCTACGGTAATTCATTTCGTTCAGGAGAAAAAAATATTGATGACCTTTATACAAAAATGATTGATGATCTTGCGTCAGCATCAAGAGAAGAATCAAAGTTTCAGTATGTAATGAAAGATGTATTTGAGGTAATGCGTTCTCTTGGTTGGACTGGTGATGATAGTTTTGAGGTAAATATTGGTGGTTGTTCTGCAACAGGAACAGCAACTCACCCAGATGCAAATCCAAAGTGGGCAAAACCTTATGGTACGGTTACTTATCAATCTGATGCCTTTATCGTAATTAAAAATGCAAACAAGAATCCAGTTGTTTCATCTCAAGCACCTCAACTTCCAGAGGGACAACAAAAACCTGTAGTAGTATGATGCAAAATATCAATTGGTTTAATGTTTTCTTTGATCTCTATATTATTTACTGGGGATTCAACTATGGCAGGAATAAATCAGATGAATCCTAAATATTTTTGGTACGCATCTTAAGAATGCAACTTTACTCCACTTCAGACGAACTTTTATATAATCTTGAAGCAACAACAAGTTCAGAAGCAAAACGAATGTGGAGATCAAATATAAAAGACCATTGGGAACACAAGTGTGCTTATTGTGGGTCAGAAGAAAACATTACACTCGATCACATTCTTCCTCAGTGTAAAGGTGGACTTGATGTTAAAACAAATATAGTTGCTTGTTGTCACTCTTGTAATCAATCCAAGGGGCACGAACACTGGAAACTATGGTATGTCCAACAAGACTTTTATAATGAAGATAGTTTGAATAAAATAGATGACTGGATGAAACCAGAAAAACCACAGAATATATACATTTACAAACCTAGAAGAAATAACGCAAGTTAGTATTATGAAATTTACAGTTTACTCTAAAGATGGATGTCCCTATTGCACTAAAGTAAAGCAGGTGCTACAATTAACAAACCTTGAACATGTTGTTTATACACTTGGAGCAGATTTTGATCGTGAAGGATTTTACTCTGAGTTTGGAGTAGGTTCTACCTTTCCTCAAGTAATCTTAAACGATCAACAACATCTGGGTGGATGTACAGATACAGTTAAGTACCTTAAGGAGCAAAATCTAGTCTAATGGAATCAACCTTTAACGAAGTTTATTATGATGTAGAAAAAGCAATTGATCTTTCTTTTAAGGGTCAGTTTGTATTAAAGTTTTATGATTATTTAAAAGTTAAGGGAATTCTGAGAAGAGAGGTTGAGCAGTTTATTGAAAGCTCAACTGCAAATGAACTGAGCAGTCTTGTAATGGACCTTGATGATTATCTTGAGGGTGGTGATGATAACATTCATAAACAACTTCGTGAAGGATATGGTCACATTCCAAAACCTCAGGCAAGAAAAATACGAAATTATTTGTACGGCATTCTAGAAGATGCTTGGAAGTATAGTCATGACAAACGACCAGGAAGAAAAAAACAACAACCTAAATAACTCAGAACCCGAAATCAATCGGGGAGTTGAGTTATTACTAAGAAATAGGAGGAAGAGAGAATCAAAACCAAAGACTTTTCAAGTGAAGTTTGGTAAAATGATTTTTCTCTTTCATAGGGAGTTTCATTTCTTTATAGAATTTCACTTTGATATTAGAAAAAACAAACTCTCGGGAGAAGACAAATGGGATCCGCATATGTAATCACATTTACAATAATGTTTACTTTGCTATTTTTTATGGTGGGGAGCATAATTGGTTGGTTAACTTATAGACATTTGTTAGAATCTAGACCTCCTTACCTGCATCCAGAATTCTTTGATGAAAACGGACAAGTCATACCTGATGAAGTTGTTGCTGTTAGATTTGAGGAAGGATATTTTGATGATGACGAAGATGATGAAGATGACTAATTAATAATACTCACTAAATTAAAACTGATTGGATAAATCTATTATGACTACAACAAAGACAAAGCCAACGACTACTGAAAAACCGATTGAAACTCTTCCATCAAATCCTTTTGTATTTGAAATTTTAGAACTTGCTTCAAAACAAAGAAGTAATGTTAAAAAAATTGAAGTTTTGAAAACTTATGAGCACGATTCACTTAAGTCTGTTTTGATTTGGAATTTTGATGAAACTGTAATTTCACTTCTACCTGAAGGTGATGTTCCTTATGGAGATGTAAAAGACCAGAATGTTTACTCTGGAACTCTTTCACAGAATCTTTCTAGAGAGGCAGATGGTGGAGAATCTGCGACTGTACAAGACCTTCAGGGAAGAGGACGTACTTCTCTCCGTAAGGAATATCAAAATCTTTACCACTATGTAAGAGGAGGAAACGATACTCTTTCAACTATTCGTAGAGAGATGATGTTCATTAACCTTCTTCAGGGACTTCATCCAAAAGAATCTGAAGTTTTGATTCTTACAAAAGATAAAAAACTTACTGATAAATATAAGATAACTTTTGAAAATGTAAAAGAATCATTTCCTGATATTCAATGGGGAAATCGTTCGTGAGTATCGCAACAGAAGAGAGAGAAAAAATGGCAGAAAAGAAAAAAATTAATAAAGAAATTCTGCCTCGTGAATATGGATGTGAAATTCTTCTTGAAAAAACAACTATTGAAAAAGCAAAAGATTCATCCTTTCCAAATGATGCATATCTAATTTGGTATCTTGTGAATGAAGAATATTATGTTGATTTAACCAGGTGTGGTAAAAAATCTAGTTTGTTTGATATGTACTATGATACCTATGGACCAGGTGCAGTTCAAAGAATTGACTTTGGATATGGAAGAGTTAATCCAAGACTTTGGGGATACCAGAAAACAGAAAAAAGGAAAAAAAAATGAGTACAGGATTTGGTAGTGATGTAAAAAATGCTAACATCACAATTGATTTTGATTATGTGGATGTTATATTGAAACAATATAAAAAAATTAAAAAATACAAAAAATCATCTCTCTATACAATAAAAACTATGGATGGTACAGAAACTGTTGTGAGTTCATTGATTAAAGAAGCAGAGGATAATCCTTTAGATTAATGGGTAAGCATTATTTACTAAACCTTTATGGTTGCTCATTTGTTCTTTTGAATGACGAGTATTATCTTATAGATTTACTAGAAAATGCAGCAGTTGCAAGTGGTGCGAATGTGGTTCAAACTATCTCAAAGAAGTTTGAACCACAGGGAGTCACTGTTTTATGTTTATTATCTGAAAGTCATATTAGTATCCACACTTGGCCTGAAGAAGGTAGAGCAGCCGCAGATTGCTTCACTTGTGGTGATTGTAATCCAAAGATTGGATGTGATATTATTATTCAACAACTTAATCCATCTAAATATGAACTTAATTATATTCAAAGATAAATAACAATACCTGAACTTGATTGGCGTCTTTTCAGGTTGGAGTGGAGAAATTCACTCCTTATTTTTTTATAAATAATAATGCCAATCAAGTAAAGGATTATGAATTATTTAAAGACTTATTGTAACCTTATAAGAAAAGCAGAACAAAGAGGTTACACAAAGAAGAAAGCAAAAGAACAAGGATTGTATGTAGAAGGACACCATACATTTCCTGTAAGTATCTTTGGTAAAAATAAAAGAATTGTGCATCTAACAGCAAGAGAGCATTATATTGCTCATTCGTTATTGGAAAAAATTTGTATAAAGAGGTATGGATTAAATCACTGGAAAACTTTAAAAATGATAAAAGCACATATCAGCATGATTGGATCTAATAATAAGATGGAAAGATATAAAAATTCCTTTTTATATGAAAAATGTAGAATAAGATTTTCGAAACAAAATAGTGGTTCTGGAAACCCTATGTATGGAAAAACTCAAAGTAATGAATTGATAGAATATTTGAGAAATAGAAATTTTTCAAAAGAAACTAGAAAAAAAATGAGTATAAAAAGAAAACAAAGAGTAACAAAACAATCTACAAAAAATCTAGTTTCAAAATCTTGTGAAAAATTTATTTACAGAGTATTATCTCCAACTAATGTTGAATATATTATTACCAATGTAAGAAAGTTTTGTAGAGAAAATAATTTAGATTGTTCTTCTATGGTAAAGGTTTCAAAAGAAAAAATGAAAAATTATAAGGGGTGGTATATGGAAAAAATAGGAGAAGTTTCAACAAACCATACTCTTTCTTACATAGAACGATGAATTTTGATGCAGAATAAAAAAAGAGACCTTGACAGGTCTCTTTTTTTTGTGTATAATTACCTTTGTTCAGGTTGATAAAGATGGATAAAGAACGTTTAAAGCTTATAGTAAGAAACATAGAGTCTCTATTGGATTGTCTGAAAGCAGAACTTTATGTATCTGATACTAACTTACAATACGAAGAAGTTTCAAATTACCTAACAGATTACGACGAAATTTACTGCGAAGAAGAGGATTGAAATGAAACCTATCAAAGCAAAGGATCTTTTAGAACTTGACCGTTATATGCAAGTTGTGATGATCCGTCAGACACAACTTCCACAAACTCTTGTTTATCAGGCAGGTAAGAATGATTATAGTGAAGACCCTATTCACACTAAGTTTCCCCCTGCAGAAAAGGAATGTGGTAAATGGGTAATTGAGCAACTACTGGCAAATGAACGGGGACA